CTAGCGAGATTACGTCTGCTGACTCAGCACGACGTACTATTAGCGGAAAGATTGCGCCAGTAGGCGAAGTCGGACACACTTCCGCAGGTAAAGTAATTTTTGAGCGCGGGTCAATCCAGGTAGACGACCCAAAAAAGGTTTTGTTCCTAGAAGAACATAACGACAAAGTGAGATTAGGCCGCGCTCAATCTATTGAAGCATCCGAAGACGGATGGTACGGCACCTTCAAGCTCAGCGCGTCTACAAAAGCATCTGACGCGCTTATTGAAGCAAGTGAAGGACTAAAAACAGGAATGTCTGTAGGCGTTGAAGTAATTGACTCACGTCCTGCTAATGGCGTTATCCATGTTCTAGCCGCAAAGCTAGTTGAAGTTTCTCTAGTCTCAAATCCCGCTTTTAAGTCGGCTGAGATTAAAGAGGTAGCAGCTTCCGAATCGGAAGAAGCTAAAGATGAAGACAACCAACCAACAGAAAGCGAGGCTGTCGTGGAGAATACTCCAGACACCGTAGCCGTAGCACCTGAGGTCGAAACCCCTGCGGTAGAAGCCTCAGCTCCTAAGGTTACAGCTGCAACACCACGCGTGTATGCACAACCACGCATCGCTCCTATGAGTGGCGCACAATATCTCGAAGCTAACATTAAGGCAGCTCTCGGAGATGACAATGCACGCCAGCTCGTACGCGCAGCAGATGACTCAACAAGCACAAACACAGGTCTGACACTTCCTCAGCACCTAAACACTTTCATCACCGACACCTTCACAGGTCGTCCAGCATTCGAAGCTGTAACACGCCAGGCGCTTATCGCTGAAGGCATGAGCTTCACCGTTCCACGTCTCTACACCAATGCTGCAACTCCTAACGTTGCACCAACAGTTGCAGACACCAACGAAGGCTCAGCACCATCTGAAACAGGCATGACCAGCGCCTATGACACGGTGAGTGTTGAAAAGTTCAGTGGCCTCAACAGAGTCAGTTTTGAGCTCATTGACCGCTCGAGCCCTAGCTTCATGGAGCTTTTGATGACTGAACTCCGCAAAGCTTACGAAGCTGCTACAGACGTAGCACTTCTTAGCGCATTCACCACAAACGGAACAACCGCTACTGGTGTAGCTGCAACCGCAGCTGGTCTACAGAGCTTCATTTCAACCGAAGCTGCTGCTGCATACAAGGGAACTGGCGGAGATTTCGCTAACAAGCTTGTAGCATCCACAGACCAATGGGCATCCATCATGAGCTACACCGACGACTCAAAGCGTCCTCTATACGCTGTAGCTTCACCACAATACAACGCAGCAGGACAGGTAACACCTTCTTCTGTTCGCGGTAATGTTCTTGGTACCGACCTCATCGTAGACCACAACATTCCAACCTCAGGTATCGTAGATAACTCTGCATACCTCATCGCACCAGGTTCGGTTTATGTCTGGGAGTCCCCAACAACCAACCTACGCGTTAACGTTCTTACCTCAGGCGAAGTCGAAATCAACCTCTACGGCTACCTTGCAATTTACGTTGCAAAGAGCGGTAAGGGTGTTCGTAAGTTCAACCTCTCCTAGTAAGTAGTCGAGTTACCCCAGCGGCTCAGCCCTAGCCGCTGGGGCTAACATTAGAAAGGAAACCAATGCCAGCCACATTCGTAACAGAAGCGGAACTTCGTGCTGCTCTAGGTATTGGTGCTTTATACTCATCGGCGGTAGTGGAAGAATGCTGCCAGGCTGCGGAGAACATCGTAAAAGCTAAACTCTGGTATAACAAATATTCAGTTAGTGCTCACGAAAGCACAAGCACGACTGCGACAATTTACACGCCAGTCCAACATGATTTTATTGTAGGTCAGACCATCACGGTCGAAAATTGCGGAGCAAAATATAACGGCTCTAAGACTGTTACTGCTCGCACAGATTTTTCAGTAAGTTACACAGTTAATAACGCTACAGCAGAAGTAAAGAATGATTTAGTACCGTGGGGAACTGTTTACGGTACAACACACATAGATTACGAAACCCTGCCAGAAGTTAATGAAGCGTCGCTCATGATTGCCGTTGACATCTGGCAAGCACGTCAGGCTTCTAACGCAGGCGGCATCTCGCCAGACTTCCAGCCTTCGCCCTATCGTATGGGTAATACGCTTATGGCCCGTGTACGCGGGTTACTTGCGGACCACTTAGCACCAGGCGGTCAGGTCGGGTAATGTCGGCAATCTCTACCCTTCGTGGGACAATCGCGACTGCTCTAAGTGACAATACGGCCTGGCAGGTGTTTTCCTTCCCACCTGCCACGCCGCTTGCTAACTCAATCGTAGTAGAGCCAGGCGACCCATACATAGAGCCTTCTAACGACCATTACAAAACTGTCAAGCCGAAGGTTAATTTTAAGCTTATCGTTCTTGCGCCTATGTTCGATAATCAAGGTAACCTGATTAACATTGAAGACTTTTATTTGAATATTGTCAATAAGCTAGAAGCGTCGAACCTGGCTTATTCATTAGGTAACTTTACTGCACCAGCTGTCCTACAAGGCACGGCAGGGGACTTACTCTCGGGTGAAGTAACTATCAGCGTTCTATCAGATTGGAGCTAACATGGCTGAGGTAGACAAAGAACGCGAAGCTTTCCTTGCCAAAATCGGTCAAGTAAAGCCCGCTGAAAAGAAACAAGAAAAACAACCAAAGAAAGATGAGGAGTAATCATGGCGATTACGCTAAACAATAAAGTCGGACTTAAGATTGCTTCTGTAGACTTGTCCGACCATGTGACCTCTGTCACACTTAACCAAGCATTCGATGAACTCGAAGTAACTGCGATGGGTGACACAGCTCACAAATTCGTAAAGGGACTAGAGTCCGCAACTATCACCGTGTCGTTCTTGAACGACCAGGCAGCGACTTCCGTACTTGACACATTGTCAGATGCTTACGGTACAACCGTCGCATGGAAACTTATCCAGGACAAAGTTACCGCTGTATCAGCGACCAACAAGCTCTGGACTGGCGACCTTCTTGTAAACAACCTAACACCAATTAACGGTGCTACAGGCGATATGGCCACTATGGACATTACGTTTACAGTAAACTCAGCAGTAACAGTTGCCGATTCCGGTACCTGGTAAGAATTAGATAAGGGGCATCATGGCTAGCTTAAAAATAACTAGGGCAGATGGCACGGAGTCTCTACATGAGATTACGCCAGCTATTGAGTACGCTTTTGAGCAATATTCAAAGAAAGGCTTTTATAAGGCTTTCAGAGAAGACCAAAAGCAAACGGATATTTATTGGCTAGCCTGGGAATGTCTGCGTCGCGCAGATGCTCCAGACGTTAAGCCATTCGGGGACAAGTTTCTAGACACGCTTAAAGCGGTAGAAGTTCTAGGTGACGACTCCCCAAATGGCTAACGCGTGATTCTTGGACTTACCGCATAGCTCAACTATCGGTACATACAGGAATTGCGCCTAGTGAGTTTATTAACATGGACAGGGATTTACTTAAGGCCTTCCAAGAGGTACTAAGGAAACAGGCGGAAGAAAGAAAAAATGCCAGTAGTCGTAAGCGGGGTGCCAGAGCTTAAAAGAGCTCTGAAGAAGTACGCACCTGATTTGCGAAAGCAAATGGACGCTGAGATTAGAGTCGCGCTTAAAGAAGTTACCGACGCGGCTAAGGCTAAAGTCCCTGGAATGGCTCCAGGTAATCTGTTTAACTGGAATGACACAGGCTCAGAAGTTAGCAGCCGTACTTCTAAGGCGAGAGAGTTTCCTAAATACGATAGCGGACTTATCCGCCGTGGCATTACATACAAGATGGGTTCGACACGTTTCAACCGTGCAGGTTTCTCAGGCCTTTATTCATTATTTAACAAAGATGCGGCAGGTTCGATTATCGAACTAGCTGGGCGCGTTCATCCACAAGGACGTCCACAAAAAGCTAACCGTCGCTATGGTCAAAGCTACAAAAATATTGGACAGAGCAATAACCCGAATGCGGGTCGTATATTCGTAGGTGCGATGAATGCTGTTGGCCCACTAAAGCAATACGATAAGTTCGCACGCGGTCGTGGTCGTTTACTTTATGCCGCATACGCTGAAAACCAGGGTAAGGCTCTAGATGCAACAATGCGAGCAATTGACAAAGCTTCAAGATTACTAAACGAGCGTACTAAGACTAGAAAGGCTGCGTAATGGCCGCTATTCGTATTGACATAGCTTCGGAGTTTAAGGACAGAGGATTTAAGAACGCTCAAAAGTCAACAGATAAACTAAACAGAAATTTTGTCAACTTACAGCGTACAGCTTTAAAAACCTTCGTAGCTGTAGCTGGTATTCGTGCATTACGCAACTCAGTAAGAGCATTCGCAGATGAAGACAAGGCAGTAAAGAACTTAACACAAAGCCTTAAAAATCTTGGTCTAGGTTACAACGTGGGAGCCATTGAAAACTACATTTCTGCAACTCAAGCTGCTACGGGCGTATCCGATGACCAATTAAGGCCAGCTATGGTGGAACTGGTCCAAGTAACTTTAGACGCACAAAAAGCGACAGAGCTACTTAATAGTGCTATGGATTTAAGCGCGGGAACAGGCAGCGGCCTAAACGCGTCTATAAAAGCCTTAACCCGTGCATATAACGGAAATTACACATCTCTAGGCAAGTTACAGCGCGTCTACACTTCAGCAGAACTTGAAGCTATGGGATTCGAGAAGGCAGTAGCGGCGCTCAATGAAACCTTCGGCGGTACTGCTGCTGCGAATGCCGACTCATACGGCGGCAAGATTGACCGTCTTAATATTGCAGTAGATGAAGCAAGAGAGACAATCGGTAAAGGTTTAGTAGATGCTTTTGAGACTTTAGCAGATGGTGACTTTGACAAGGTCATAGATGCTATTGCCGCATCCGCCAGAGGTCTATCTGGCTTTATGCGTAACATCGCTTTCAGCATTCAATACACTAAAGCATTACTTAAGACTGGCTGGACGATTGGGCCAGATGAGCAAGCCCAGTTGGACATGATTCGCCGTCAATGGATGGACCCAGCGGACAACTCGAACACAGCTGCCGCTAACCGTGTATTCCTACGCGACATGAAGTCACAGCTAGCCATTCAAAAGAAGATAGCGACTGAGCGTGCTAAGACTGCTAAATTAGCTGAGAAGGAAAAGAAAAACCAAGAAGCGTTAGCTAAGGCTAAAGCCCTATTTGACTTGGACAAGATACAGATAGAAGCGGCCTTACGCGGCAAGATTACAGAAGAAGAACGCACACGCCTACTTCTTATGAAGGCAATCTTGGAAGAAGATGCAGACACAGCGACAAAGTTAGCTGAGAAGCTTAAAGAACTTCAGGAAGAAACCAAGAAGCTCGCTACGATGCTTACAAGCTTTCCTAAGGCTAACGACCCTTTCGAGGATTGGTACGACAGCCTAAAGAAGCTAAACGAAGAATTAGTTAAGATTACGTCTATGACCAGTCAACAAAATCTGGCTATTCGTTCATCAGCTTCAGCTGGTAATGCCGCCATGTTGGCTGGAGATGCAGCAGCGGCAGCAGCACAAGCGTCAAATGCTAAAGGCGATGCAGCAGTAGCAGCAGCAGCGGCAGCAGCCGCAGTAGCAGCCGCAACAACGCCAGAGGAAAGAGCCAGCGCAGAGTCATTCGCAGCAGGAGCAGCAGCCGCAGACGCAGCCGCAGACGTTCTAGCTGAGTCTGCAGACGCGCTAGCGATGGCAGCAGCGGCAGCAGACTTAATTGCAGCTTCAGAACTATTCAGCGAGTCAATAGCAGCAGCCAATGAGTCAGGGGTAGCACCTGGCGACATCATCGTAAACGTAGCAGGCTCAGTAATATCTGAAGTAGACCTAGCAGAGGCCCTAGTAGATACGATTTATCTCTACCAACGCTCAGGTAAACAAATTACCTTAAGAAGTACGGCTATCTAATGCCAGCACCTACGCTGCGCGTATTCGTAGATTTCGATAGCGATACTGCATTCGAAACCGACCCGCTCATTCTAGGTTCGGCTACTGAAGGCATCTTAGGCACTAACCGTCTAGGTTCTGGCACCTTGCCAGTCGAAGTTACTGACTTAGTAACGCGAGTAGCTATCAGACGTGGGCGTAACCGTATTACCTCTAAGTTCGAGTTCGGTAGCGCAGACGTGGTGCTTTACGACCAAAACGGCGACTGGAACCCCATGAATACGGCTGGTGCCTACTACCCTAACTTGGTACCACTACGCCAGATAATCATTTATGCCACTTATGATGAGGAAGACTTTTATTTATTTTCTGGGTATATCACTAATTACGATACAGGATTTAGGCAAGGCAACGAGAACGTAAGCACCGTGACCCTTCGCTGCGTGGACGCGTTCAAATTGCTGGCAGGTTCGGCAATTACCACGGTGCCAGGTGCACCAGCTGGACAGCTGTCAGGTGACCGTGTAGAAGCCATCTTAGACGCCATAGAATGGCCTCTAAGCCTTAGAAATACGATGCCAGGTGACTCTACCCTACAAGCCGACCCAGGTACGTCCAGAACGGCCTTAGAAGCCCTACAAACGGTAGAGAATAGTGAGTTTGGCGGTATCTTTGTAGACGGTGAATCAGTCATAACCTTTATAAGTCGTGATGAGTTAATTACCCGACCTGCGACCTCTGTTTACACATTCAGCGACACGGGGTCAGATATTTCATACACAAACGCCATAGTGGCTTTCGATGACACAAACCTTATTAACGACGTCACGGTAACCCGCTCAGGCGGCACGGCTCAGAACGTTTACAGTCAGGCTTCAATCGACAAATATTTTCTCCATTCAGGCATCCGTGATGGCATCTTGGTCCAGACAGACACAGAAGCTCGCAATCAGGCTAAAGGCATCCTGGCTACTCGGAAGGACCCAGAGGTACGCATTGACAGCATTCAGCTTAACCTTTACGACGACGTAGACCCGATTAAGCCATTAGCTGGAGTTGACATTGACCTATTGGACGGCATTACCGTTATTAAGACCATGCCAGGAGCTACCAGCGTAACCCAGCCCAGCCTGGTTAACGCTATTCACCACGACATTACCAAAAAAAGCTGGAACACCACTCTATTCACTTCTGAGCCTTTGTTAGCTGGCTTCGTGTTAAATAGCACGGTAAGCGGTATACTAGGCGAGGACGTCTTAAGCTACTAAGGAGACACATGGCAGGCGCAGGCTATAAGTTATTTCAGACGGGCGACGTCTTAACCGCAGCTCAGGTAAACACATATTTGAACGAGCAGACCGTTATGGTCTTTGCAAGTTCGGCTGCACGCACCAGCGCGCTATCTAGCGTATTAGCTGAAGGCATGGTTTCCTATTTACAGGACACAGATGCAGTTGAAGTTTACAACGGCACAGCATGGGTTTCCATCGGTTCATCTGGCGACATTACAGGCGTTACAACAGGCAGCGACTCAGGCTTAACAGGTGGCGTTACTTCAGGTACGGCTGACCTTAAACTCCAATTACAGTTTAACGCACAAACAGGCACAACTTACACACTTGTAGTTGGCGACCTAAACAAATTAGTGACCTGCTCCAATGCTTCAGGAATTACAGTCACAGTTCCACCTTCAGTATTTAGTGCTGGTAATCAAATCCACATTCAACAAATCGGAGCAGGTCAAGTTACCTTTGCTCAAGGCGCTGGTGTGACAATTACAAGCACAGGTGCTACTGCATCTGCACCTAAACTACGCGCTCAATATTCAGCTTGCACCATTATTTGCACGGCATCAAATACGTTCACTATCGTAGGTGACCTTGCCTAATGCCGATACTTGGTATCTTAGCCAGCTCTACGCGAGTAGCCGCAGGTGATTTTGAGTCTATCGCTACTGTAACTGTTGGTAGTGGTGGCAGTTCTACTGTTGAATTCACGTCTATTGCTTCAACATATTCTCACTTGCAGGTGCGGATTTCTTCAATGTCATCAACGGGTAATTGGAATAAATTGCAATTTAATACAGATACAGGTTCAAATTACACATATCACCAATTAGAAGGTAACGGCTCTACTGTCGTTGCTAACTCTGGCACTTCTCAAACATCTATTCAATATGCTTATTCGTATTCAACGACTAATCCTTTAGGTGCAGTAATAGATATATTAGATTATGCGAATACAAATAAATATAAAACTGTGAGAACCTTAAGCGGTAATGACAGTAATGGGAGTGGAAACATTCAACTTATGTCGGGTCTTTGGCTTAGCACCAGCGCCATAACCTCTATTAAATTTATTAATACAAGCGGTTCATTTAATCAGTATTCAAAGTTCGCCCTATACGGAATTAAGAGCGCATAATGCCAACAACTTACGAACCGATAGCAACGACAACGCTGGGAAGCGCACAAAGTAGTGTGACGTTTTCTAGCATTAGTGGCAGCTTTACGGATTTAGTTTTGGTAGCAAATCTAGGAATTACTAATGCAAATACAGCCAACGTAGTTTGTAGATTCAACAGTGATACGAACAGCAATTACAGCGTTACTCGTATATACGGAAGCGGTACTGCGGCGACAAGCGACAGAGTGAATAATGCACCTTTTATGTATTTGTGTGCGTTGGCTTATCCAAGTGGTTCCGTCGGAGAAAATATTTACACAATAAATATTCAAAATTATTCCAATACAACAACAAATAAAACTGTTTTGACTAGAGCAAATAGGGCTGCGACTGGAACAGATGCCATTGTTGGACTATGGAGAAGCACAGCAGCAATTACTTCAGTAACTATCTTGCTTGACCCTAGCGATACTTACAAGTCAGGCTCAACCTTCACTCTCTACGGCATCAAGGCGGCATAATGGCTACTACTTATGAAGCAATTGCAACTGTAACTGTGGGAAGCGGTGGGGCTAGTACCATAGAATTCACGTCTATCCCAAATACGTTCACCGACCTAGTGGTACTTACGAGCGCACGAAACAACGACAATCAAGCAGGCGTACCTTTTGGTGGTATTTATATGCAATTCAATGGTTCAACAACAGGTTATTCATCTAGAATTCTTGTTGGTTATGGTTCTGGCGTTGTGTCTATTGCTCCGACGGGTGGTAATTCACTGAGTTCTTATGTGACATCAACAAATGGCACGGCAAATACTTTTAGTAATAACACATTTTATATTCCAAATTACGCTGGAAGTAACAACAAATCTGTAAGTATAGACGGAGTAAACGAAAACAATGCGACAGATGGCAGGCAAAGCATAGTTGCTGGTTTGTGGTCTAATTCAGCGGCTATAACTTCCATTACACTAAAAACAGAGGACAATAACGGAAATGCAAAAAGTTTTGTCCAATACTCAACCGCAACCCTTTACGGAATTAAGAACTCATAACTCAAGAAAGGAAAACAATGCCAACCAAACTCGTAGTAGATTGCTCAACAGGTGCGGTAGAAGAGATTGAACTAACCGCAGAAGAAATCGCTGAGATGGAACTAGCAGCACAACAGGCTGAGGAACAGAAAGCCCGTGAGGAAGAAGAAAAGGCTGCTAAGGAAGCCGCACGCGCTGAGATTTTGGCTAAGCTTGGACTTACTGCCGAAGAAGCTGCGGTGTTGCTTGGCTAAGTTGTGTAAAGCGGGGCAACAGCTGAGAGAGCAAGTAGACGATGCGTGGCCCAGTAGAGATAGAGCTAGCGATGGTGCCGCAGCGTCACCTGGACATAAGGCGCATAGTCCTAAATCTGACCATAATCCTGATGAAAAAGGGATTGTACGTGCCGTCGACATTGACGCTGACCTTAAATCCGACAAATCCGCGGCATTCGACTTTGCTAATCAGTTACGACTACTTGCCAGAACTGATAAGCGAATTTCTTACATCATCTTCAACGAGCGAATTGCATCGTGGGTCGGGAACTACCGATGGAGAAAATACAGAGGATTGAACCCGCACAAAAAACATATACATATCAGCTTTACAAAACTGGGCGATAACGACGGCAGCATGTTCTATCTGCCCATACTGACAGGAGACGAAGATGGAAGAACTAAAAGCGATAGCGGCAAGCTGGGCACGAAGCTTCCTAGCAGCGGGAATAGCGACCTACCTAGCCGTGGGCTGGGATGCCAATGCAATTGTGAATGCCGCTCTGGCCGCGAGTCTGCCCGTTATCCTTCGCTATCTTAATCCTAACGATAGCGCCTTCGGCCGGCGATGAACCCGACAGACTGGGCCGCATTTGTTCTAGCGTGCCTATCTATAGCAGCCATCCTTATCGGTGGTCTGCGTTACATTATTCGCCATGAAGTACCTCTAATAATTGACCGCAGTCACATCGTGTCGCGCATCGAAAAACTAGAGGAGATGGTTTTAGAATTGCTTACTAACGATAGGAGCGCGCGTGGCACAAAGAAGAACAAAAGCACAAAAAGCCGCATTACTGCGCGCTAAGGAGCTCTCAGCTAAACGCCACAAGAAAGAACCTTTGAAGCCTATTGACGTGTGGGCTGTAGCTGTTGTTGAAGCGTATGAAGCTTTAGTACGCGCTGGGTGGGATAAAGACCATGCTCGCTGGTATGTCGAAGACACGATGAGAATACCCGAATGGATTATCCCTAATCCCGACTTTACTCCCTATGAAGACGAGGAAGAAGACGATTAAGCGAATCGTAGTAATTAGCGATTTACAAATACCGTTTCATAATGTCAAACACACAAGAGCAGTTGCCAAGTTCATCAAACGCTACAAGCCTGACGACGTTTTATGCGTTGGTGATGAGCTCGATTTCCAGACCATATCACGTTGGTCTTCTGGGCGGGACGAATGGTCGGGGACTATTGGACGTGATAGAGATACTTGCCAGCAAGTTCTCCACGATTTACAAGTTACCCACATCGTCCGAAGTAATCACACAGACAGACTTTACAAATCTTTAGCATCTAGGCTCCCAGGCCTAATTGGCCTACCCGAACTCGAATACGAGAATTTCATGGGTTTCAAGGAGCTAGGCATTAAATTCCATCGTAAGCCGTATGAGATTACCCCTAACTGGATTATGGTCCACGGGGACGAGCAGAGCACCAAGCCATATGGGGGTTTAACGGCCCTAGAAGCCGCCAAGAGGCATGGTAAGTCGGTGGTCTGTGGTCATACCCATCGCCAGGGGATTTCATCGTTCTCAACGGCCTCTGGGGGCGTTTTAACGGGTATTCTGACAGGCTTTGAGGTAGGACATTTAATGGACGTAAGCAAGGCTTTCTACACACGTGGAACGATGAACTGGCAGTCAGGTTTCGGCATTTTATATGTAGACCGTAAAGGTGTGACGCCAGTCACAATTCCTATTGACAAGTCAGGCTCATTTGTAGTCGAAGGCAAGCGGTACGACTAGACCGTTATCAAATCGTTATACGACACGCCGACGCGCCAGGTGTAAAAGTCGGCTAATGCCCGTACATTTCGTCTTAACGAAAGGGGCAACATGAAGCACAATCTAACACCAGAACAGATAACTACCGTCTGCCTAGCTTTATTTGTTATAGGTCTAGGCATTTATGCAGCTATAGAACACGTCAAAGAAAAATACTACGTTAGGGGCTATTCACATGGATACAACAGAGCAAAATGGATTTACCGCAAAAACATTACTGGAAGAAGCGGCAGCGACGCTTGATGAGCGCGGTCTCGACTATGGCCACCCAGCCGTTAACATTAGAAGAATTGCGGACCTCTGGGCAAGTTACTTCGGTAGGGAAATCGACCCGCTGGACGTGTGTATCTGTATGGCTCTGGTCAAAATCTCCCGAATCGTGGAAACTCCTAACCGTGACTCATTCGTGGACTTGGTGTCATACGCAGCGTTGGCAGGAGAAAGTGTCATCGGCGACTGGGACCGTTTCCGTGTCAATAACTAGAACACCACGCGGTACATGGTGCGATTATTGCCGTATGAGATGGGGCGTAAACGACATTCGTGGACAAGAACAGGCCGTGTGGTCCATAAGGTCAGAGCGTCACGGTAAGGTCATTAACCGTCATTATTGTTTTAGCTGCGCTAAAGAATGTCAGACCTGGCACGATGGGTCTATGTGGACATTCAAAGAACAGCTCGATTATGCAGAAGGGAAGTATTACTTAGATGTTCAACCTTAACGACTATGAAGACGTGGACTCCAGAATTCATAAGTTTTACCAAGAATTTCCAGACGGAGCCATTATCACAGAGCAGGTGTTAAACGATGAAGAAAAAGGGATTGTGGTTTTTAAGGCTATCGCCTATAGAACTTATGCTGATACTCAGCCTTCCGCTACTGGCTTTGCGCGTGGCGCTCGTAAAGACCGCGGTGTGGATGCTTCTTTCTGGTACGAGAATTGTGAGACGAGCAGCATCGGGCGTTGTCTCGCCAACCTCGGACTTTCTGCTAAGGGAAAGCGAGCATCATCTCTTGAAATGGCAAGGGTTAACGACTCTAAGACAAGCCCTGCGCCAATTCGAGTTCGGACTGAAGAGCAGAAGACGTTTCTGGAATCGACTAACCCAGGCCAGGAAATTGTCTGGGACACAACTATAGAACCACCAGCTGACGTTGTTGCAGTTTTCGATGATGCTGTGGACTTGATAAAGAAAGAATTGAAGGCTGAGCCGATACCTACATGTAAGCATGGGCAGATGAAGCTCAAAGAAGGCTCAGGACCTAAAGGACCGTACAGAGGTTACACATGCCCGCTACCGATGAGTCGCAAGGCCGAACAATGTAAAGCATTCTGGCAAGTTGTGGACCCTAGTGGCAGATGGTCATTCAGGCCAGAGGATGAAGAACGTCTATGACCAGCCAGAGCAGGAAGCATCGAGGGTACGCTTCTCAACGCTTAGTGGCTGACTACCTTCGCGCTAACGGATGGGACAATGCTTTACCCGTTGGCGCAGGTAGGGACGGCAGCGATATAACAGGCGTGCCGGGCTTAGACATTGAGATAAAGGCACGCACTAAGCTAGACTTATCTGGTCTTATGAGACAACTCAAGGACAGAAAACTTAATACTGGTATGGGCGTGGGCGTACTGCGTCTTAATGGCCAGGGTGAAGCGGCTATCCAGGACTGGGTGGCCGTTTTGCGTTTAGAGGACCTGGTGTACCTATTGAAAGCATCGGGTTATGGAAACTCTGATACATAGGTGCGTGGGCTGTGGCCTATGGATATACGGTAAACGCGAAAGGTGTCAAGAATGCCAAAATTCGATTACGAATGCCGAACCTGCTGGACTACCAGCGAAATAACAATACCTATAGATAAAGTAGAGGATTACGCTTTAATCTGTGGTCAATGCAAGAATGAAATGTTCAAGATTTATGTAGCTACACCAGCTCATTTCAAAGGTACTGGATGGGGTAAAAACTAAATGTCGACAAATCAAGGCTCTGACCTGCGGTTTTGTAATGGACTTGACAAGCGTGCTATGCTCAGACCGCTTGCGCGCCTGAGAGGCAGCGCACTTCGCGGACGAGCATTAGGCCGAACTATTGTCATTTTAGCGGTGCTGATGACATATAGCTTCGCTGCTGTAGAAAAGATTGAAACTGCTAACGCAGAAATAGAACAGCCATTTCACATTGACAATGTAAAACTATATTTATACAACAAAGTAGAATGGTCTGAGTTTCAATGCGCTAATGAGTTGGCGATAAGGGAAAGTAACTGGAGAGTAAAGGCAGTTAATAAAGACTCTGGTGCTTATGGCATATTCCAACATATGAGTAAGTATGCGCCTACATGGGATGCTTATGAGCAGATAGATAAGCACATAGAATACATAGAGCATAGATACGATAACAGTTGGTGCAAGGCACTTAATCACTCATTGAGGTATGGATGGCACTAAAGCCATATAGAGCTACAGCACATTGGAAGCGCATCCGATTACAAGTATTAAACAGGGATGCGTGGACGTGTGCGTATTGTGGTGACCAGGCTAAACAGGTGGACCATGTGTGGCCACGCTCAAAAGGTGGAGAAGATACGCTCGATAATCTTGTAGCTGCGTGTGAGCGTTGCAACTATGCGAAGCGTGATAAAACAGATGCGGTTTTTTTAGGCACAGTGTCTACCCCCCCTGATTTGGTTGCACGTATCTCCCCGATACGGACGAATCAGGACAAAAACGGACAAAAAGCACCAACTAAAATCAAAAAAGAGTTAGACTCTCCTTTTTCCGCATTTGACTCAACGGGGGCTATCGACAATGGCTAAGCGCAAGGGAGCTACAAAGCCACGCTTGCAGAATGCGCCGCTTATAGGACCAAGCCGCATTGACGAGGTTAAGAAATTCCTAGAAGGCTTGAAGGAAAACGGCGAACCGATGAGCTTGCTACCGTGGCAGGAGTACGTTCTAACTGACATGCTTAAAGTAGACAAGGATGGGCTATTCAAACGTAAGTCGAACCTACTTCTTATAGCACGCCAGAACGGAAAGACTCACCTAGCTAGGGTACGCATCCTGGCAGGCCTATTTGTATTCGGTGAACGTAATATCGTGGCTATGTCCTCTAATCGAAACATGGCATTAGATACGTTCAATAAAGTTGTTGATATAATTGAACAGAACGACGCGCTCATGGCGCAGATAAAACAAATCCGCGTGGCCAATGGCCAGGAATCTATAGAGCTTCTAACTGGAGCGAAATACGAGATAGTCGCGGCGACTAGAGACGGCTCCCGTGGTAAGACCGCGGATTTGTTATTTATCGACGAGTTACGCGAAGTATCTGAGGAAGCATTCACAGCTGCGAAGCCAGTAACGCGTGCTCGTAAGAATTCGCAAGTATTTATGTGCTCGAATGCTGGCGATGCGTTCTCCAGCGTACTGAATACTATGAGACAGCGCGCCATAGACCATCCGCCAGCCAGTTTAGGTTACTGGGAGTATTCGGCGGAAGAATTTGCGAAGATACACGATAAAGATGCGTGGTATCAGGCTAACCCAGCTTTAGGTTACTTGATAGATGAAGACACGATAGCCGAAGCTATTGCCACGTCAACAGTCGAAGCCACAAGGACTGAGGTCTTATGTTCCTGGGTTTCAGCGCTCAAATCGCCCTGGCCGTACCACGCTTTCGAGGACTTGACAGTTCAAGATTTAGTTATAGCTCCAGGACCGAAGACTATCTTCGCTATGGACATATCGGTTAACAAACGCAACGCCAGCTTAGTCGCTGGTCAGATACGCGACGACGGCAAGATAGCGGTAGGCGTTATAGCACAATTCGAGAGCCAGGTAGCTGTGGACGAGTTACGCATGGCTGTAGAGGTGGCGGAATGGGCCAAAAAGTATAAACCTCAGATGATTTGTTTCGACAAGTATTCCACCATGAGCGTAGCTGAAAGATTAAGCCAGTCTGGCTATAGAACGCAGGACATGAGCGGCCAGGTATTTTACCAAGCATGCGGTGACCTATATGATGCCATCGTGAACGGGCGCATAGTTCACATCGGACAAAAGTCGCTGGTGGACTCCATGAACAACTGCGCAGCTAAGGAAAACGACGCAGGCTGGCGAATCGTACGACGCAAGTCAGCGGGAGACGTATCAGCTGCTATCGGTTTAGCTATGGTGGTCCACCAGTTACTGAAGCCACAAAGTAAACCACAGATTATCGCGGTGTAATTGTTCTAATTGTCCGTTTTGTATGGTATCCTATCCTGAATGGGACTATTTGACCGTTTCCGTCCGACAAAAATCGAAGCGCAGAACGCGCCGCAGATTATGTCGGAAAATTGGACTATCGCGCCGTTAACAGTCGGCAACATTTCACGCGCGGATGCTATCTCTGTACCAAGCATCGCACGCGCAGCATCTTTAATTAAAGGAATTATCGCAAGTACGCCGCTAGAAGTTTATCGCGACTCAACCGGCGAAGAAGTAGATAATGCTCCTGCATGGATTAAACAACCATCACCGTCGCAGCCACGTTCCGTCACGTTGGCATGGACTGTTGACAGTCTCATTTTCTACGGCCAGGCATTTTGGCAAGTAACGAGCGTTAGCGAGCTCGACGGCCGTCCACTCTCTTTCGAATGGGTACCCAATAGCCGCGTTACATTCAATACAGACCTTTACACCGAATTTATTACTCAATATTATGTTAACGGTAACCCAGTTCCAATGTCAGGACTGGGTTCACTCGTTACTTTCCAATCTCTCGGTGATGAAGGTGTATTAGTTCGTGGAGCGCGTACTATACGCGCCGCTGTAGATTTAGAAAAGGCCACAGCTGTAGCTGTATCGTCACCAATGCCTACTGGTGTAATTAAGAACACAGGCGCAGACATGTCTGAAGCTGAAGTGTTAGCAATTCTTAACCAATTTGAAAAATCTCGTAAGAATCGTTCGACGGCTTACATGACGTCAACTCTGGATTACAACGTAACGCAGTTCTCACCGAAGGACATGACTTACAACGAAAGCGCGCAATTCATGAGCACGCAAATCGCCAGAATGATGAACGTCCCTGCGTGGTATTTGTCTGCTGAAATGAATAACAGCATGACGTATGCCAACGTCATTGACGAAAGAAAACAATTTGTGGACCTATCCTTGCGTCCCTATTATGCCGCAATAGAAGACCGTCTTTCACTTGATGACATCACTCCACGCGGAAATATTGTGCGCTTTGCAATTGACGACACATTCTTACGTAGCGATGCTATGGAGAGACTTAACGTCATTGAGAAAATGTTAACCCTGGGCCTAATTTCTCTAGAGCAAGCTATGGAGATGGAAGACCTAACACCGAACGGAAATAATATAAATGAAACTGACATTCTCTAGCGAGATTACGTCTGCTGACTCAGCACGACGTACTATTAGCGGAAAGATTGCGCCGGTAGGCGAAGTCGGACACACTTCCGCAGGTAAAGTAATTTTTGAGCGCGGGTCAATCCAGGTAGACGACCCAAAAAAGGTTTTGTTCCTAGAAGAACATAACGACAAAGTGAGATTAGGCCGCGCTC